GCTACACATAATCATCATATGTCTAAGAAACCATATTCGGCAATAGCAGATGAAGTAACTATGACGTTTATGCTAACGAATGATTATTACATTAAGAAGTATTTTGATATGTGGCAAGAGATGATTGTAGATACTCGTGGTCAACATTATAAAACATTTTATAAGGATGAGTATTGCACTGATGTAATAATACAACAATTGTCTACAGGTAATGATGTTGTACCAGGACATACAGTTAAATTAGAGAATGCATATCCTATACAAGTAGGAGCAATTGAATTAAGTTCTGAAGGTACAGGCCTTATGGAAATAGCCATCACATTCGAATACGATAATTATAGAAGCGTTGGAATGATAGAAGGATTTGAAGACGTAGCAGATAAGATGTTACAGATAGGAAAGGATACGTTAAGTACGTTTGATAGAATATTTTAATTTTTATATGGAGTAAATTGATATGTTGCCAAAACTAGCAACCCCAAAGTATGATATGATTGTGCCCTCAACAGGCGAAAGTATTACATATAGACCCTATGTGGTCAGAGAAGAGAAAGTGTTATTAATAGCAATGGAATCTGAAAGTGATATTGCAATTGAAAACGCAGTAACTGATATTATTAAATTGTGTGTGGAATCACCAATTAAAGTAGAAGACCTAACTAATTTTGATGTAGAGTTTATGTTTGTAACCCTACGTAGTAAGTCGGTTGGTGAAGGTATTAAGGTATCATCTAAGTGTACAGAGTGTGAAGAATCAAATGAGCACAAGATTGACTTAGAGAAAATAAAAGTAAAGAATTTAGAAGATGCAGTAGATAAACACATTAAATTAGAAGGTGATATATCTATTGACATAGCATGGCCAAGTATGAAAAATAAACTGACCCAAGCTGAAAGAAAAACTGGTACAGAAACAATTATTAATATGGCAGCTAAAAGCCTTGATATAATTTATAGTGGTGAAGAGATCTTTAATGCAAAAGATTCATCTATGAAAGAACGTGTAGGATTTATTGAGAGTTTAACTACTGATCAATTTGAGAAAGTAATAAACGTGATAAGCGAAGCACCAACTCTAACATATAATTTAGAATATAAGTGTAAGAAATGTGGTAGTGATAACAAAACTGAATTAAACGGTTTATCTGATTTTTTTCAATAGCCCTTTCTCACACTAGTATCGCGCATTATTATGAAAGTAACTTTTCATTAATGCATGATCATAGTTTTAACTTGGATGATCTTGATGGAATGATACCGTGGGAAAGGGAGATTTATATTGCCCTTGTAAAAGATTACGTTCAAAAAGAAAACGAAAGGACAGCAAAACAAAATGGCTAAAGATAATATAGGTTTATTAAACGAAATTGCAGCTTCATTAAAGAAGATGAACAACTCTCAGATCCGACGCGATATTGCGGATCAAGTATATAGAGACAGAGAGTTAGCTGCGAATGCTACTGGAGTTGCAGCTCAACCCGCTGGACCTGCATTTATTGATGATGCCACAGACTTTAAACGAAGAGTCAAAGGTAGTATATCAGCTACAATCATTGCCGAAAAATTTACAGATAGTGGTAAAAGAGCTAAAGATAGTGTAAAGAAAATTAAAGAAGAAAAGAAGTATAAAAAATTAGCCGGCCTTAAAATGAAAGATAAGAGAGTTGGTTTATCCACTGTTGTTGCTGCTGTTAAAGCAGGCCCTGAAGGTGCAGCAAAAGTAGATACTGGTTTGCAGGAAATTAAACTTATGAAAGTTAATACTGATGCACTAGTACAGATGCTTGGTGGTATTAGAAAACATCTTGGAATGAGTAATAAAGCTACTGAAAAAGCACGTAAAAAGAAAATAGACGCAATTAAAAATGCTGCGAGAGCTGCAGCCGAAGCGGCAAGAGAGAAGAAGAAAGAGTCTCAAGATAAAGCAAAGAAAGGTGGTAAGGTTGATGTTGCAGGTATGAAGAAACCTAGTGCAAGAGGTGCTGGCTTTGCAGCCCTATTCTTAAGAATAGCAGCTATACCATTGCTTTTAGTAGGATGGGCAGTCGCTGGTGTAACAGCAGTTGTTTCAGACTTCATGACAGGCTATGATCAAAATGGTTTAGCTGGTGGTATAGGTAAGGCTTTAGGCGGATCTGGTAAAGGAATATGGAATGCAATTAAACAATCATTTAAAGTAGGTGGTGTTGGTGCAATGATCGGTGGTGCAATCGGATTCTTGTTTGGTGGCATTGGTGCAATTCCTGGTGCAATCATTGGTGGTTTAATTGGAATGGCTATTGGTGCTGTATTTGGTTATTTCGGTGGTGATAAAATTACCGCAGGATTAAAAAGTGCTACTAAGGCTATTGGTACAGCATGGGATGAAGGAACAGGTTATATATTGTTCTTAGCTAGAAAACTTGGTGCGTGGTTTTATACTCCTGGTCAAAAAGGCAATGTCGCTGGTCCACATGGTGATACAAAAGCAAAAATCCTTGGTGGGTTTATATCATGGGAACCTGGTAAGTTTTCTATTTCCGGTGCATGGAATCAGGCTAAACAAAAAGTTAAAGATTTATTTAAAAGTATTGGTAATGCAATATATAACCCCACTACTGAAACATTTTTTGGTGGTACAAAGTTTGAATTTGCAGCACCTGATTGGTTTGTTGGTGTAACAGATGCTGTAGGTAAAGTATGGACAGCTATAAAAGATTTTGCTGGAATGATCAAAAATACTGTTATAGGTTTGTTGCCAGACTGGTTAACAGATAAATTAGGAATGACTGTGGATGGTGTACTACCTGGATCGAATGGATCTATTGGTGAAAACAATGTAACTATTATGTCAAAGGCTAAGGCAATGGAGCTTCACAGGCAACAAATAATGAATCCGACCGCTGATGGTCCTATGATGTTTAATGGCATGCCAATACATTACTTCAAAAAAACGTCAAAGCAAATGGCTTTAGAGGCTGACTTAAAAAAGAATAAGAGTGTTTATAGTGGTATGAATCATAAAGATTCATTACGTATGCTGGGACTGCAAAAAGCTATTGATGAAAAACCAGCGATTGTACCAGCTACAGATAGTGAAGCTATTATACAGAAGATGGTAACTAGTGACAGCTATTTAGCGGATGGATATGCTGCAGCAAGTGGAGCTAATCAAGGTACAGTTAATGTTAATACAGATAACTCTCAAAATACTGGTGCAGTTGTTGTTCAACATATATACACAACAGGTATGGGCTCAGGTGGTGAAGTTCAAATTCATGATGTGTTTGACGCTTTTCAAGCTTCTTATAAAGATTACGGAATGGGAGCAAAATATTAATAATAAATGGATATGGATAGGTATTGGACTAGTAACACTAGTTGCCCTTATGATATGGGGTGTTAGTGTAACTATGTGTCAAGAAGCCGTCTGCTAATGACTGAAATAGAAAGAAGTACTATGACCTGGCGGTGGGCTGCCTTGTGCATATACCTTCTCATTTGCTTTTACGACTTTCTATTCGTGCCTGTCTGGTACGGATTAAACCGACCTAACATAGAAGAGTTTATGATGATTATAAATTCTACAGAACATGTGTTAGTTCAAATGGAACTCATGACTAAACTCACAGGGCAACATGATCCATTCACTCTTATGGGTGGTGGCTTATTTCATTTAGCCTTTGGTGCAATACTTACAGGTAGTGCTGTAGGAATGGGGAAATAAAAAACCCCCAATTAAGGGGGTTCTTAGATTTAACTTTGTGTAATCCCATGTTTCGTCATATCTGCTTTTAGTTCTTTACAAAGCTTTTTTACAACTACATGTTTTCCTGCTTGTTCCTTAGTCATTCTTGAAGCTACTATCTTAGCAAATTCAAAAGCATGTTGTCTACTTGACCAAAATGCTGCATAAGTATTAATCTCATTTTTATGATTAGGATAATCATACACTCTCCATGAGAGCCTTGTTTTACCATTACCTTTACCTTTTATTCCAGGATATAAACAAAACGCCTGATTAGAACGTGTACTAGTATAAACATTAGATGAACCATTTTCACACACAATAGTATCTTGTAACATTACGCTTCCGCCGCTAACTTAGCAAAGTAACTCATAGTGTCATCATTATCAGAATCAGCACGAGCAATAGGATCTGCTGCAACAGCAACAGGATCACTTATTGATTCATTTTTTAGATCTTCATCCATATAATCTGCTTCACTACGATTAGTTTTAACTTCTTCACCTAACACACGTGTCAACTTAAGATTAAGTTCACTATACGATTTAAATGATGATGGATCAGTAAACTCACCTAATGCATACTGCTTGTTGTATATAGCTTCTAACGCAGAGTCATCTGCATCTAAAGCTTCAGCTGGAGAAAACTCAGAACGGTCATAGTTTCTATAGCCAGCAACGTTAGCAATCTTCATCTTGAAGTTAGCACCTTTCCACATATCGAATGGATTGACTGGTGATTCATCTTGAAACTTAGGTTGCATGCTATCCATGATCTTCTCAAAGATCTTAGCACCGTATCCGTATAGGAATACTTTACCTTCGTTTGCTTTGTTTTCAGGATCAGAAACAACATAGATATTTGACACATAGTGTAAACGTCTCTTACGCTTACGAGCCATATCTTTGTCAGCTTCAATACCTGTATTCCATAGTTTAGAGTTCATCTCTGAAACAGGATCGTCCTTTTGAATAGTAGTAAGAGATTTCTCTACATACCATTGTCCAGTTGGTCCTTGGAAGAAATGATCCCAGTACTTAGCCCAAGGTAAGTCATCACCTTCGACTGTAGGCAAGAACCTAATAACGGCATAACCGTTACCTGCTTTATCTACTGATGGTTTCCACATACGATCGTCGCCGTATGATTT